AGAATTAGATGGAAACGATATTGCTTGTCAATATGAATATGATATTGAAGTACCGCCACATGATCTTGGTTATGAAATTACTGATAAGGATGGTGAAGAATTTGAAAGACGATTGGGGGAATGGGTAATAGAAATTTTACAACGACAAATGGAAAAACATGCAGCAGCGGATAGAGACAATAATACTTAAAAATTTAATTCATAATGAAGAATATTCTAGGAAAGTTATACCCTTTCTTGATAAAGAGTATTTCGTAGAACATACAGATAAGTTATTATATACAGAAGTTAGTAAGTTTATTGAAAAATATAATAATTTACCCACAAAAGAAGCATTAGTTATAGAATTAGATAATACACAATTAAAAGATGAAGAATTTTCTAATGTAACAGAATTACTAACTTATATAGAGGGATATGAAGAAGAAAAACCAGACTTGGTATGGTTGTTGGAGACAACAGAAAAGTTTTGCCAAGACAAGGCAATCTACAACGCCGTTGTCAACTCAATTAAAATATTGGATGAACCCGAAAAATCTAAGTCTGACAAAGGTGCTATTCCTGAGTTGCTTACCGATGCTCTTTCTGTTAGTTTTGATCCTCATGTTGGTCATGATTACCTTTTGGATTCTGATGATCGTTATGATTTTTATCACAAGATTGAAAAAAAGATTCCTTTTGACCTTGACTACTTCAACAAGATAACTCAAGGTGGATTGTCATCTAAGACATTGAATATTGCTCTCGCAGGAACAGGAGTTGGTAAATCCTTGTTCATGTGTCATGTTAGTGCCAGTGCGTTATCACAAGGTAATAATGTTTTGTATATTACATTAGAGATGGCAGAAGAACGTATTGCAGAACGAATTGATGCTAATTTAATGAACATTAGATTAGATGATTTGGTCAGTCTACCAAAAAAAATGTATGAAAAGAAAATTAATGATCTCAAGAATACGGTCAAAGGTAGATTAATCATTAAAGAATATCCTACCGCTGCAGCAAATACTAATCATTTTAGAGCGTTATTAAATGAATTAAATCTCAAGAGAAATTTTAAACCAGATATGATTCTTGTTGATTATATTAATATATGTTCTTCTTCTAGAATTAAACCAGGACAGTATGTAAATTCTTACAGTTATGTGAAATCTATTGCCGAAGAACTTAGGGGATTAGCAGTTGAGTTTGATGTTCCAATTTTATCGGCCACTCAAACTAACAGACAAGGATTTCAAAATACTGATGTTGGACTTGAAGATACGAGTGAAAGTTTTGGACTTCCTGCAACAGCAGATTTTATGTTTGCAATTATTAGTAATGAAAACTTGGAAGAAGCAGGACAAATCTTAATCAAACAGTTAAAAAATCGATATAGTGATCCTACCTCAAATAAGAAATTTTTAGTAGGAGTAGATAGAGCAAAGATGAGACTTTCTGATTTAGGAGAAGAATCACAAAAGGGATTAGTTGATACTGGTGGAAAAGAAGAAAAAAATGAAGATGTTCCACTATTTGATGCATCTACTGGTGGTAGGATGAAAAGCAAGAAAGATTTTGGGGAGTTTAAATTTTGAGTGATGATAAAATTGTAGATTTAGATGAATACAGAAAAGAAAAACATAAGGTAGATGCAAAACCCATTTCCCACCTGAAAGCATTCGTACCTGACCAATACTACATTTACCCAGATATGGGTATAATGATCCACGTATTGTTTATTACAGATCAAAGTATACATTTTGGAGAAGCAGTTTATGTAATGGAAGACCAATATGGGAATTTCTTTGCGGATATAGTCGAAGAAGAGACTTGTGAAGGTTGGCATTTACTACATAAAGATGTTTTTCTAAAAGCTGTCGAAGATAATAGACCTCCTGAGCCTCCTGAACCACAAGTGGGGTGACTTGTTATTATAAATATATCAGTAAACTCTATTCTTTTTATAGGAGAATTAATGAAATCTTTAAAGACTTGGATGTTGTTGAATGAAGCGTCTGCAGATGCTACTACTTTTTTCCATGAAGTATTATGTGGAATAGCTTGTTTTGATCCTGCAGGAGCAGCATCAGTTAAAAAAGGTGCAGATATATTACCATTTTTTACTAATAAAAGTATAGTGGCTAAAGATTCAGGATTAAATGATATAACTCCATCACCTAGTGAGAAGTGGTATAAATTCATTGATGATACTGTAGTTCAAACACCTCCTGGTGAAGATCCATCTACTGAAATACAAAGTAAAGAAGCTAGTGAGGAATATTGGAAGGATAATAGTATAGACGCAAGAAAGAGGGATGCTATTAATGTTGCAAACGCTATAGTAAAGAGAATAGGTAAACCAAATGGAACAGTTTATTGGACAGGTCCAACTAATGATGCAACCCATTTCGGTGCAGCAGACATTGCATATAATGAACAAGGAATATCTTTAAAATTTGGAGAAGGACAATTTAAAAATTTAACAGTTAATCAATTTGCTAGAGCTGCATTAGGAACTGGAAAAGAAGTAGAATTGCTTACTGAATTACATACAAATGTGCCAGAAAAATGGGATAACATGACTTTTAGTTGGTTATCTTTGTTAGACAAATCTTTAATGGCTTGGGATGTATCTAAATTTAGAACAAAAACAGGAAGTAAAAGAACTAGAGCTGAAGCATTATCAAGAGCTAAAGAATTGTTTAAAGGTTGGAAGTCGCAAACACAAACAGATTGGGGAAGTTATCAAAAACTAAGAGTAAAAGATAGTGATGTTCAAGTATTTCATGATTTATTATATGTTCCAGGGAAGAAATCAGTTTATGACAAAGATGATAAAAAAGGTGAAAGAAATAGAGTAAAACAATTTAGATATATTTGTCGAAAGCTATATGATCAAGGACCAGCACATATTAGAAAAACTTGGAAAACACAAAGAAATGACTTGTTTACTAGTATATTTGGTGAATATTTTAAGAAAAAAGATGCAATAATAAAAGATAATTTACATGTAGTATTTGAAAGACAAATTAGTGTTGGTGAAAAACCTATGATATATGCTGCAGAAGGTGGAAAGTCAATTAAACGGGTTCCCTCAAAAGCAGAATTTGATAATGCTATTCAAACAATAAGTTTTTCTTATGAGGGTAAAACAACTGGAGCAGGATATACTTTTATTTTACTTGCACAACAAGATCCAGCAGATCCCAAAGAAAAAATTATGGAAATTACTATTTACTTTAGATGGAAAGCGGGAGGACAAATGGTAGGAAATCCCGATACATCTTCAGAGTCAGAAATGTATATTAAAGATTATACAGAAGTATTTAAAGAGTTAAGATAATGTTTGCATTTGGATCATTCTTAACAGAACAGAAAAATCTACACATGGAACACCTTGAAGATGAGGTGTTAAATGGTGGAGTAGCTGGTGCAAGAGGAGCAATAAACTTTCTTCAAGGATTGAGGGATATGTTAGCAGGAAGTTCAGCTTCTTCTGTTGATGTTACAGTAAAATGGGATGGAGCACCAGCAGTATTTGCGGGAACTAATCCTGAGAATGATCAATTCTTTGTAGGAACAAAAGGTGTATTCGCTAAGAATGCAAAGATAAATTATACTGATACAGATATAGATAATAATCATAGTGGTGGACTAGCATCAAAACTAAAAGTCGCGTTGAAAGAGTTATCCAAAGTAAACATAAAAGGTGTTTTACAGGGTGACATGATGTATACTTCAGATGATTTGCAAAAAGAAACGATTGATGGTGAACCTTATATTACTTTTCAACCAAATACTATCGTTTATGCAATACCAGTGAAATCAAAGTTGGCGGCGAAACTCTTGTCCTCTAATATGGGAATCGTATGGCATACCACTTATAGTGGTGATACGATGGAGGACATGACCGCCTCCTTTGGTGTTAGTTCGGGGGCGTTTAGTGAAAGTAGTTCAGTATGGCAAGCAGATGCATCATTCAAAGATCATTCTGGAAGTGCCACTATGACAAATAAAGAAACTGATGATGTTACTAAAATATTAAGTCAAGCTGGTAAATTGTTTAAACAAATAGATTCTAATACTCTGGCTATGGTAGCGGGAGATCCTACACCAAAAGAATTGATAAAGACATATAACAATAAAATGGTGAGAGAAGGACAAA